CCTGGATATCAACTTATTAGCCTTGAGTTCGCCAACACTAGAACCAGCCTGTAATATCACAATACTTGTATCAAAAGGCGTTGCCCCCACAAACTCAACATCCTCAAACCAAGTAAAAATGCTATAACGCGCTGCCACCTGTGAGGCTGCCAACCTGAAATCTGTAAGCCTTGTTAAAGCTACAGTGCCATAATCTATTGGCAGTCCATCAGGTGTGGCAGGAAAATACTCTAACGCCGACAAATATGGCACCCTGAGCTCCACTGATGTAGACTCAGAGATATCCAACATAACATGAGGAACATCAGTAGATTTATAATAGTAAGCAGGCCTAGTAGATGCCCCAACCTGAGTGGCTGTACCATACTGAAAACACAAATTTGCTATTCCCTGATGGAAAGGCGTGGCGGAAACAACAACCTTAAAAACAAGTGTAGCTCTAAACCCTCTAACTCCTACCATGCGCTCAAAAGGTCTATCACCAAAAATCAGAGTTAAGTCGGTCCTAATGTCAATGGCTCTAATTTCTTGAACCCCTGTCCCAGTGGAAAAATTACCACTAACCCAGGCATGAGGCCTGGCCATGTACGTCTTCAACTGTTGAATGTCCGCACTGCCCAAAACAGAAGGGTGTTGCTGGGCTTCAATCTTACCACACAAGGTGGCCTCATCTAACATGTAAGTCATGGGCGTAATCATGCTCACATTTGAAGCCAATGAAATGCCCTGAATGTCCTCACACGGTCCATCCTCATGTATGGTGCCTTGCACCTTAATATCTTCATTGTTAGTAAGCTATATACACACCAGGTCCAGCTCACGAAATCCTGGTTGGGATGTGTTCCTCTCTCTTAAGGACTGAGTAGTTGTCCTTCCCACATGGGGTCATGGTGCACCGACACATCACTTATGTGCACACCTTGTCTTTAAATTAGAACCACACATCAAAACGGGTCTTGATGTAAGCTCTGGCCGCCGCACGGGATGAAAACTTTAGTTTAATCCCGTGACGGTCGGCCCATGATACTAGTTTTGTGTTATACACGTCCCAATCTTCCTTGCTGTGTAGTGACAACTCACCCTGCAAAATCTCACAATTCTGTTGCACATCAACAAGAGGGCTCTTGTTATTGCGGTAGAAATATGGTGTATATAGGAAGCTCTCCTTGGCCAAAGGTCCAACCCAGCCCAAATAGGGAGCTCCCCCTATAACAGCCTCCTCTCCTATATCATCGTGAACAAATCTCCTCTTAAGGAAAGTCACATGGTATATGTCCGTGTAAGGGACCAGCTCACCATCTTTAGCTCCAGCAGTATATGTAAGTCCAAAAAGGTCCCCCATTGCCCTAGCTACCGTGACCTGGTTGAACTTCTCACATACCTCATCATCAACACCACTGACATTGTCATCGCCAAATGTGTTGATAAAAACGTGCTTCCACATGTCACATGTGTCGCCCGTGAGGTGAATGTAACACGCTGTCAAAGTGAGCAATGAATACATGGAATTGACCACTGTGGTCAAAGGGTGACCACTAGGCAAAGACTTGTGCCATTGCACAAAATGTGAGGCCATGCATCCTGGCCCAGTGACATGTATCGAGTGTATCAGATCTTGCCAAAGCAAGGCACGGATGTCGTCATCGCGTACACTCCAATTGGGGGAGCGTGCATACCATTTTTGTATGACGCCCAATATGGCATCATGAACCCAAGGCTGCTCACTGGCATCAAAACGGGAGAAATCACCGTCAAACACCTTGCCTCCTTTTGAAAGCAATTTATCAGCCAGAACACCCCATTGGGTGTAGTGGTTTATACCGGGTGCCATACCACATAAGACGGGGTTGGCTAACATAGCGGCACAAAATGATCCAAAATACATCCTGACTGCCACAGTATAATCCAACTCTGTACCTGATATCATCCGAGTCTTAACGCCCTCAACTTTCTCCAAGGGCCTTAGTTCATCCTTAAGGAAATCCAAACATACATGCACCTCTCGCCTGCCCTCTTCTGCGCTATCAATTATTCGCATAACGTCGGCGCGCAATTCGGCAATCTCAGGCGAATCCATATTAGTGACACCGTCCTTGCCAAGCCATCTGGTTTTACCTGGCCATTGTGGTGTGACGTACTTCTTGTACTTGTACCCCGGACTCGTCTTGGCATTGATACGTTTGAGTTTCATACCCTCAGGCACCTTGTTCACTGCCTCTTCAAAGGTAAGCACATCTGCGCACATTCCCTTGGTAACCTCAAACAAAGGCTCAAATGCCACTCCAGCAGCTATCTCAAGGGAAATGGGATCCTTGACAAGCAACTCACTCTTGTATGCTTCAACTGCCTTCGCCATAGGATAGACCATCTCGTTCCCCTTGATTACGGGGTGCAAAACAGCTGGAGCCACGGGACACGGGCCAAAGGGAGCATCATCATGCATTATGGACTTCTTAATTGCAGTCTTCGTTGCAATAGGCACGGGTTCCTTCGCTGGTCCTATGTAAGAAATCGAACCACCGATTAACCCTTGCTCTGCGAGTTTAGACTCCAATTGAACAAAGTCTTCTCCGTATACTTCATCCACCATGTCAAACACTTCCTTCTTTGGTGCATCCTCACCCCACAATGAGAGCCATACATCACGTACAGACTCATATGTGAGAATGGTTGCATATCCACTGCGTGTGAAGATGTCGGACCTTCCAGCAACATGAAGGCCAAGTATACATTTGCCACCATAATACCGGTTCTCAGACAGCATAAGTACACCGCCACAATCTCCGCTCTTGGTTTGCATCTCATATCTTAAGAGCCCAGTCAAGGAGCTCCCATCATTTGCAGTAACCTTACCGGTATACTCCAACACATTGGAGCTCAGTGTTGTCTGAGCTACAACATTGCCGTTCTCCCTCTCACGGCCTATGTCCAATCTGGTTGCTGACTTAGTACCTCGCAACAGGTTGGACACATCCTCATCCTTAAGGAAGTGTTTGACAATGATCCTATGGGATCGCAAATTGATGTGTGGTGGCAATCTAATACCCATCATATCCACACCTTCTTCAAACTCAGCCACATGGCATGACTTGAAATCGGCTGCTGTAAGGGACACCTTAAGCTCACTCGTACAATGACGAATCTCCACACGGGCATTAGGGTCCCCGCCCAGATTCTTCATAATGAAACCGTCAAAATGAGCTGGCATGATAAAGATCTGAGATCCTAGGCATAGCATGTTTCCAATCTGGGTGTAAACTCCTTGCTTG